AGTTTGTCCATCAACACAACCTACGTTTTTAGTAACTGGTACGACTGCAATAGTGCTAGAATTATTTATATTTTGCAACTTAAATATTGAGTTTTGACAAAATATAAATAGTTCATTACGGAAACTTTTTAGTCCAACTACTTTATCTTCTAATGTTATACTACCTGAACCTGTACCACTAAAACTATCTATATCACCAGTTGCACTATAATATATAGTATTAGGTGTAGTAGGGTCTCCAGCTACAACTAAGTGATTATCATGGATAGTACAAAACTTTGCTGTTTTAGAACCACTAATTGTTATTTGACTAACAAAATAAGTTCTTGAAGATAATGCAGTTCCAGTACCTGTCATTTTAAATAAGAAAGGTTTATTATTACCACTCTTATCTGTTATAACTAATTCACCATAATCTGAAGTTCCTTCAAATAATGCAAACTCACATTGGTCTATAGAAGTTAAACTTAACTCACTACGACCTGAAAAAGTACTAAAATTATCACCAGCAGAATCTACACTAGCTTTATTTATTTGTAAATAACTTGTACCATCTTGACTAAAAAATATATCATTACCTGCTACAGTTACAACACCATCTGCATAAACTGCTAAACCTTCTATGTCTTGTGAAGTATTAGGTCTAACAGCACTACTACCACCAAAAACACTATATCCATTTATTCTTCTATAACCACCTTCAATAGATACTTCAAAATTTCTTAACTTTGTCGCAACTCCGGGAGTTCTTAATAATGCTAACGAGTTTGTAGATTTATTAAGACCACCTTCTAATGGTACTGAAAAAGGCATGGATGATGCCATTAGAAATATCTCCTATCATCAGTCATGTATTTTGGTTGTGGATTAATTAAATTACTTTTCATAGCTCTTAATCCTCTTTTATAATCATCTTGTGCCATAGCAGCTTGTTGAATATTTTCTTTAAATTGATGAACATAGTATCTAGTTCTAGCTGTTATAACATTACTATATTGTTCTGGCATTGGTATAGTATCACCGTGAGCTGATAAAGCTGTTGGTTTTTCAAAAGCATAAAAATGTACATTATAAACTTTATCAGGTATTGGGCTTAATCCGAACTTTCTATGGTCTGGACTTTTAAATACATATCTAGGTTCACCATGAGCAGCATCTGAACCTTTAGCATCATCTGCATTTTCTGCATCTCTATGATATTGTTTCCAATCAGCAAGAGTTAAAAACTTTAATCCTTGTGATACATATGGTTCTGATTCACCACTAACATTAATAGTAGTAATATAAAAATCATCCCAGTCAACTGCAGAGTAATCTGAAGTTATACTAGAACTACTAGCTTTTAGAGTGTACCATCTTTGTCCTGCTACTGTAGCTACTGTTACATTCCCATAAAAAGGGTCTGTACCACCACTAACTCCAACACTAAAAAAAGGTAACTCTGGTTCAGCATTTGCTATATCAAACAATGATTTATTTATTGCATCTTTTACAAAAGACTGTATACCGGTAGCTGAAGAAAAAGAAGCAGATGTTAATACTACTTCATTAAGTTCTCTAAGAACTTCGTTAGTTAAATCTAAATATGTTGTTGCCATTATTTTTTATGTACTTTTTGTATTGCAAAGTTTGCCATTAAACTTGCACCTTTGTGTGGTACAAACTTTCCTTTATGTTTCATTAATTTAAAACTACCATTTTTTTGTTTCATCCAATGATAGCCCTTTGGTGCTTTAACTTTCATTAGTTAGGCATAGCTTTAGGCATATCTTCTGAATACATAGGTTGAGCATTAGCTACACCACCCATATTTTTTGGCATTCTTTTTTTCTTATCCATCATGTACATACCACCAGCAGCAGATTTTCTACCACCATACATCATACCCATTCTTTCTTTTTTCTCATGTTTCATTATTTATCTCCTTTATCTGATTCTTTTAAACTTTCATTATATCCAACCATCTCTCTACACATCTTTTCTTTTTCTTCAATAGAATTGTAATAAGAAATATTTCCTTCTGGCTTTGGATTTCCTTTCATATTTTCTTGTTCCATTTTATTTCCTAAAAGTGGAGGAGTCCGAAGACTCCCCCGAGTTTATCAATCTTAATCGATTGTAAAGAACGCTGAAACTAAAGCTTCAGGTCTTAGTACTTTAGAGCCATATACATGCAATCCTCTAACTATATCACCAAAAGATGTTGGGTCTCTTAATGTTTCTGTTGAAATAATAGTTTGAGCAGTAGCTGTAGATGAAATATGTCCAGCTAACACTTTACCACTTGCTGTACTTGTAGCAGCGATATTGTTAGATTTGTACATATCAAAACCTCTTAGTTTTCCACTTGATACTAATCCGTTTCTAATTGAACCTTGACCTGCATTGAAGTCAACACTCATTAGCTTTGAACCAGACTGTGAAAGTTGCTCATACCATGCAGGTGGAGCAACAAACCATCTACCTTCTTCAGGTACATTTTGTTCGTCTAGTAATTTAGCCATAAATGCCATAACATCTAATGGGTCAGTTCCTGTTCCATCAGAACCAGTTAAGTCAATAGAATTTGAGCCACCTTGATGCTGACCCATAGTTTGAGTAGCAGCAGCAGCATCAGCACCTATGACATGGTCTGGGCTTGATGTTGAAACACCTGAGAACATGTTAGCTATAACAGCAGCGTCATATGAATCTCTTAATGCATATGCAGCAGATGATGTAGCAACCTCTTTGAAGTTAACATGTGACATATTAGTTTCAATATCATCTACGATGAATTTGAAAGCTTTAGCACTATCAACGACTAAGTTAATCTCTTGGTCGGTTAATCTAGTTTCAGTTGTATCTGTATTTCTTGTGTAATCAGACACAGAAATTACAGGTTCTTTGATAATCTTTACAGAGTCTCCATAAGCAGATATTTCACCAGCATAGTCGGTGTTTGTAATAGCTTCTACTACTGAGCTCTTTCTAAAAAAGTTTAAAACCTTTCTAGAATAAATACTAGGTAGGAAGTAGCTATTAGTTTGTCCACTTACGGAGTTAGCAAAGTTAGCATCGGTATCGGTTGAGGGTTCAAAATATTGAGCCATGATACTTTCTCCTTTATGTTATAATAGTTTACTTAACGATTCTGCCTTCTTGCATAGCATCTGATATTTCCTTTTCGTATTTATCAAACTCATCCATGCTCATTGCAGCAATCTCCCTTTCGGACCAAATCTTTTCCTGTTTAGGTTCAACTGTTGTTGTTTTAGTTGAAACCATATCAGCAGCAGATTTTGTAGTCCTAGAAGATGACTTAGTCTCTTTAGGAACATCCATACCCATATCTCTTTTAAATAAATCTAAAGCTCTTGAAGCTAAATCGGCATCATCAGCATTTGAATAAATCCATTTCTGAATTGAATCCGGTTGCTCTTTTGCCCATGCATGAAAGTCATCGCTGTTTCTAATATCTTCAAAATCAGGATGTCTATCCATTAACCTTTTTTCTGCATCTTTTCGTATTAACTCTTGTTCTCGCTGTTGGAGTTTACTAAGGCGTTCTTCTAGAACTTTTGCTTTAGACTCCGATTGCATATGTGCAACAGTTTCTACTACTTCGTAGACATCAGGATAATCTGTTTTAAACTTTTCTAGTTCTTCTTCAGTCTTTGGAGCTGTATATTCAGGTTGTTGAACTTGATTTAATAACTCTTCTTCTCTGTGTTTAAACTCATTAAGTTTAGTATCATAATGTCTTTTTAAATCATCATATCGTTTTTTGTAGTCTGGTTTCTTATAAGGAGTATCCTTTTTAGTTTCCAGTCCTTCTACTTCGACATTATCAGGGTCTACTGCTTCTTCAATGCTATTAGATTTGAATAATTTATTCTTATCTTCTGGCTTTTCAAAGTATAACCCATCTGCTGATTCAAAAGGTTTATCATTACCTTCATGCCAAGATTTTTTATAATTATAAGGATTTGGCGTTTCCTTTTTTTGGACTTCATTAGTCATATTCTTTCTCCTAGTCGGGGCTTTGTTTACAAGGTAGCTGCGTTGTGCACTAGCAGGGCTTGTATTGTAAAGGTAGCCTCAAGGTTAAATATAATAGAGTGCCTATGCTAATAGGGTAGCTCTATCGCTTATTAGCTACGGACATGTCTTTGATTGGGGTCTAACATCATTTGAGATTTAATATCTTTTGATATTTCATCTTCATCTTCCATCATTCTCCCAGCAGAATCAACTGTTTCTTTAACAACTCTAATTTCCTGTACATTAGGTTCATTAGGTTGTCTAGTCATAGTTTCTTCTTCAGGCTCACCTCCGTTAGCCATTTGTTGTCTTTTATCTGCATTAGCTTCAGCATCTTTCATCATACGCATCAATTCAGATGCTCCGATTTCTTCTGTAGCTTTTGCAGTAAAGACAAATTCTCCATCAGATAACCTTGCAGGTATACTGTCAGAGACTCCTGAACCCGGACCTTCAACAGGACCAGACCCAGCAAATTCTGAAGCAACTTCTAATACTTTATCAAATAACATAGATAGTTGCTCATCTTGTTCTAGTTTTGACATAAGCATATCTTCTTCTTCTTCTGTTAATGCTTCATCAATTATAAAATCTAAATAGTTATCTTCCATTTCTTCATCTGGAAGCATAGGCTGATTCATAGCCATTTTCATTTGGTCATCCATAGACATTGGACCACCTTCTTGTTTTTGTTTTCTTTCATTTAATAATTTAAAATCTTCTCCACTAATTTGACCATCATTATTAGCATCTATTTCTTTTTGTTTTCCTACTAATTTATCCATCTTCTTTTCTATTAAGTGCCTCCTTCACCTGCTCCGGTAATTGCTCGAGTAGTACCAGCAAACGCAGTTTCCCCTGCAACCGGTACATTTCCGATTCCGATGTTGCCACCACCAGTTCCTGTGTCGCCAAGTTCTTGAGGTTGTTGAGGTGTTCCTTGTAATCCTCCCATTGGGGATGGTTGAATATCGGGTTGAGTTTCCTCGCCATTGTTTTGTCCAACATTTTGCATTCCTATTATTTGTGCCATGATAGCTGCTTCTTCAGGGTCATT